CGTAGGCGAATTATTTTTTTCATAGAATGCGGTAATCTCAGGTATGAGGTTTTGAGACTTATCATCAATCAGTGCGTCAAAGTATGCCATGATCTCACGAGTACCATCAAAGTTGACAGTACGAACATGATCTGGTTTATAGTAGAATTGAGGATATGCTTCTGCATATGCTTCAAACGTACGGCGTTGAATCAACATAAAACCTGTGCCGCCTTCCATTACTTCGCAAGGTTCGCCGATCTGAATTTTACCGGTGTCTGACTTAGGATTAAATACATAGTCGCCGACATAGTTCTCAAGAACATTTGGATCTTCATCAGCAACACCCATGTCAACAGCAGCCTTAATCTTTTCCCATGAGATAGTTTTCTTAGGGTAAGGACCGCAGAGAACATTATAGTCTTCACTCTCTACAGACATGGCCAGTAGTGCGATCACATCATTCGCATTGAAACCAATATCAGCATCAATGAACATCAAGTGAGTACAATCGCTACGCACAAACTCGTCAGAACAATAGTTTCTTGCTCGCGTAATCAGTGACTCGTTGAACAGAAAGTAAAACTGAAGAGGTATCTTATATCGGCCGCAGAGCGCGGTTAAATCGGCAATTGATCGGGTGAACATACCTGCACACTGTCCACCGTACATAGGTACTGCGAGAAACAATTTTTGTTTTTGTAGTTCTTCAATCGGTACATTAATTTCCATGCTATGCTTCCTGTAGAGATTTCATGATCTTATCTTGCTTTTTAAGTTTGCGCCGGATCATCTTGGTTTTATGTTTAGCCTTTTCGAGGTGTATTTTACTGGCACGATCTAAGTAGACAACACCGTTCAGATGATCTAGTTCGTGCTGAAACACACGAGCAGTGTCACCTTGAAAAGAAAGAGTTTGTGGTTCTCCCAACTCATTAAAAAATCTTACTCTGATTGTTTTTGGTCTTACAATCCTAACATATAGAAGTGGGAATGTCAAGCAACCTTCCTCCATTACTGATTTTTCTTCAGAATAGTATGTTATCTTCGGATTAAAACAGATCAACATAGGATCGGTGTTGATCGCAAACACTCTATAGGGAAGTCCAATTTGATTTGCCGCGAGGCCTGCAGCCTTATTTTCAGTTAGGGTGTGTTTTAGTTTCTCTGCTATCTCTATCGGATCTTCAGGAGGATTATTGAAATTAAAACTTTCAATCTTCGTCTGTAGAAGTGGATGGTTCGGTGCTAGTAGTTTCATAATCATATGCTGTTTCAACCTCAATTATTTTAAATTCATTTTCTTCTTTTTCCAACTCTTTACGAGCATAGTGTTCTGCCATGTCTTCTTCCATGAAAAGTTTTATGACTTTCTTTGATCGACTCAACTTCATATCAATCACATCATAAAATTTATCTTGACTTTGTTCTCGTATCGTTGTAACAATTTTATATGGCATATATTACCCCTACATTGCAATTTTTGAAAAATTATTGTGTTTCACAAACTTAATATTCGAATGAAACTTATCATAAAGTTGATCGCCTTTATGTGAGATCACGAATACATTCTCCTTTGAGAGAACGTTCTCCATGATAGATAGTATTGAACTCATACCATCTCCGTCCATCGATCCATCAAATATTTCATCCATAATTAACAGGTTAGTAGATGATGAATTACGAAGTTTTGCCACTGCTCTCCAAGTTAAAAGGAGGGCCAGATCCAGTCTTGATTTCTCGCCTTCTGAAAAAGACTGATATGTAAACTCATCTCTGAATCGAGACTTAATTTTCTCATCAAAGTTTTCATCAAGTTCAAACTGTACAAAGAAATCCATCATTGCCAGATATTTATTCATTAGTTTGTTGATGATCGGAACATACTGTCGAATAATTTTTGTTTTGATGCCGCCATCTTTCAACAGAGAGTAGGCAATATCATATTGTTCTTTCAGTTGAATTAATTCTTTCTGATTTTTGACAGCTGCACTAGATTCTTCTCGGAGCGCGTCCAAGTCATTAACCGAGGAATCTGATACATCAGTTGTCTCCTCACTCAACTTTGTCTGGTAATCGCTTACCGTGCGCCTGGCGTGACTTAAACTACTTGTTAATGATATAACCTCGTTGTTTAGAATCGATATCTGTCCTTGTGACTCGGTGATTTCTTTCAATCGGTCATTGATAGACTTATACTCATCGGCGGCCAGTGCAAGACCATCTTCCAGTTCTTGCTTCTTTTTTTGTTGAACGGAAACATGACCCTCTACAAACTGCGAATCTAGTTCTTGCTTACAAGTAGGACACTCATCGTGATTGCAGAAAAAGTCTATATCTTTTTGTATAGATGACACCTTGTGCTTCAGCTGATAACTGTACTTGTCCATCTTCTTGATTTTGTTATCGATAGATTCTTTGTCGGCAATTGTTTGTTGTAAACTTATTGCGCGTTGATTTGCCAGTTCCATCTGTTCAATTATTTCTTGAGCTTCATTTTGAATTTCTGCAATCTTCTCTTCTATAGATTCTCGATTCACTCGCTTCAATGATTGAACCTGATTCAAATGTTTATGCGTAAGTTCTATCTTCTGATCAAGCAATTCAATTCTCTGCTTAGACTCAATCAGTTGTTCTCTATTCTTGCTGATCTTGTCTTTCAACAACGTATTCATCTTTGTAAAGATTTCAATGTCGAGTAGGTCTTCAATAACTGTGCGGCGTTCATGTGCCTTCAATTGCATAAACGGTGTGAAGTTTGCTGATCCAATCACAACAATCTGGCCAAACGATTTGTGATTTAACTTTAAAATATTTTTCTCAAGATATTCTTGATACTCGCGAATGTTTGCGTTCTGATCAATCAGCACATCGTCACATAATATTTCAAACACCGCAGGTTTAATGCCACGGCGTATCGTGTAGTTTTTACCCCTCATAATAAAATCAATCTCGACCAAACAGTTTTTGTTTGTGATGCTATTGACTAGTTGAGGTTTGTTAATGTTGCGATAGGGTTTACCGTACAACGCAAACGATATGGCATCTAGCATGGTAGACTTACCGGCACCGTTCTCACCGACAACCAGTGTCGATGGTGATCTGTCTAACTTAACTTCTGTGTAGATGTTTCCTGTTGAAAGGAAGTTCATCCATCTTACGGACTTAAAATGTAAACTCATTCAATACTCAGGGCGTCATGGTATAATTCATAAAATAAATTTTCAACCGGTTTCGCATTGTCTAGATTAAGATTAGATATGTACTTCTTAATAATTGATACAGTATCTTCAGCTTCATTAATTATATCAGAATCATCCTCAATGTCAAGGTTAAAATTGTCTTCAACAATCTGTAAGTGTGCCGGCAAATGTAGATTCAATTTATCTACGAACACATCAAACACGTAAGGATTACTTTTCTGCTTCACAACAACTTTCACATATGTGTCCTTAATATAAGAAAAATCTTGATCTAGAATTTCTTGTTCAGTCTTTTCAGTATCATCATAAAATACCTTATAGAACATCCTATAGGGATTCTTGATATATGTCAAGGACTTTTCTTCAGTATCGAAGATGTGAAACCCTCGGTCATCATTATAGTCAGACCAGGTCATTTCATATGGAGAACCGAGATAGTGTATGTTATCTTTGGAAGACTTATGGTGGAAGTGGCCAGAACAAACAATGTCAAACTTATCAAAGACTTTATGCGACAGGCCGTGATCATTGACTGCTCCACGATACATTTCAAATCCAGCAAGTTCCAGATGAGACATCATCACAGTCGCTTTCGTATCTGCCGCGGTTGCCATGGAGTTCTCATAGTTCTCACTGTTTATCCAAGGCATCATAAGAATATCAAGGCCGCCGAAGTTCGTAACAGTAGGTTCTTCGTATACATGTAATCCAGGATACTCACCTAACAACAACGTAGGAGCATTCACACGATTCGTATTCTTGTAAGTCACATCATGATTACCGACAATACAATGAAACTCGTAACCATCTCTCTCTAAAACGTCAAACAAATATTTCTTGCTCAGATAAAGACTGTTGAAGTTAATATATTTCCTTCGGTCAAAAAGATCGCCTAGATGAATAATTTTCTGTATGTTATTTTCTTTCAAATAAGGAAAGAAGAATTCCGTGTAAAACTTATCAAAGTATTCGTGAAACTGTAAACTATCATTTCTCGCTCCAATGTGCGTATCAGTTATGAGTGCAATTTTCATAATACATTATTCCCCAATAAATTTCTCGATACCCTTAGGTTTGATGTCTTTGGGTTTTTTCTTCTCATATTTCTCAATGATCGGTTTCATCTTCTCATTATCAATATCGAAGCTCGCAAAGGGATTGCCTTCTTCTTCCGACATATCACACTCTAACATAAATGCCTCAAGAGACTTATACTTAATGTACGTCTGTTTCTTTTCTTTTTCAATCCGTCGAAGAAAGGCATACCAAATGATTTGTGTGAAATAAGCAAAGGGGTTTTTAGATTTTTCAGGATTAAAACTATGTACGGCGTTCACGCAGTTCTCGATGGCATCAGAAACCATTTCATCTTTGTAAGTGTAACCCACGAAGTTTCCTTTGTTCGATAATCGCGTGGCAATTAAGATGAATGCTTCACCGATTTTGTTGGGTATTCTCGGTGGATCTTTCTCCTCAATCTTCGCCTTTTCTGAAGATTCTTTATACTCAATCAAAAGTTGATAAAACTCTTTGTTGTTAATATACTCCGCCATAATATAATCCTATTGTATTGTTGTGTTGCTTGAATGCATTGCATCGAGTGTGTCGATTAGTTCGTCATCATCTTCTTTGCTAGGTTCTAGGTTTTCAAAAAAAGAAGAAATGTCATTTGCCTTCGCAACATCTCCGACATAGTTGTTCTTTATTCTGGTAATAGTTTTATTATAATGAGTGATAACAGTGTCCAACGGATCATAGAATACATGTAACACATCGTCTCTTTTAAAGTTGACGTTGAATCCTGAGGTGAGAGAACAATACTTCAGTAGTGCTATGCTGGGTATACCGTCAAGGCCGATCATATATCTTACAATACAAGCGTCACCTATATCGATCATCGATTCACCTTCAAATAAAAGTATTCCGATAACATCGGTACCCTCCTTTAATCTGATCATCACATGTCGTGTCATTCAATACCAACCTTATAAAATTTATACTCAAACTCTTCTTCATCGTATATCTTCACACGTTCCATGAGATGTCTCATGGTGAAGTTGAGATTCTTTTTCCAAGTCAAGTCATCCGCAATGTCATACAGTACTGCCTTATCTTTTGTCGAAGACTTTCTCAACGCGCGGCCAATAGACTGTAAGTTTCTTATCTTAGACTTTGAAGGAGAAGCAAAGATAACGGAATGTAAGTTTCGTATGTTAACACCAGTTGAGAAAGTGCCGTAACTTGCGATGATAATCGCGTCATTTTGTTCCTCAACAATTCTACGTATTTCATTTCTTTCCTCACCTGAAACTCCTCCATGTACAAAGAATACACTGCGATCTCCTGCAATGTCTTTAATTATATTATACAGTATTCTACCATGTTTGTCAACATATTGAAACAGAAGAAGTGTGTTACCTTCCAAAGATATCGCAAGATTTTTTATGAAGTTATTTCTTCCTTCATGTGATATTAGAAAGTCTATTTCATTCTGATAGGTGAGGGCGTTGATCTCTTTTTTGTTTTGATCAGAGTATGATAACGAAAGAATTTTGATTTTAAAGTCGGCGAGGTGTTCTTCGTTCATTAACTTCTTCGTGGTAGTTACTTGATTGACAGGTCCAAACAATCCTTCAAGTACTAGTTTGTGTGTCTTAGTGCCGTCAAGTGTTCCAGTGAACCCGTATCGATAACGACATCCTTCAAGCTTACCCATGATGCTTGCTAAAGACTTAGACTTGAATAGGTGTGCTTCATCACCGATCACGACATCAAATTTATCAAACCAGTTTTTCGGTAGTTTGTAAATACTCTGCCATGTTGTAATTACCACAGGTTTATCTGTGTCTTTGTCTTGACCAGCAAATATTTTGTGACAGTGTTTGTCAGAATTAAATCCGTATTCGGCAAAGTCGGAATACATTTGATGTACAAGAGTTGTTGTTGGAACGATTAACAATGTTTGTCTCAGATAATACCGAAGTATCATATAAATGATAAATGATTTACCAGAGGCGGTGGGAGAAAGGAATAGACATCGATTATAACGTACAGCATCTACAAACGCATCGATTTGATAGTCTCTAGGTTCAAGTGCAAATTTCTGTTGAGATAAGAATTCTTTAGCTTCGGCGACAGAGAAATTAATCGATGAATTATCATATAAGAATTCAATTGTATATCCTCTCTCTTTTGCGAAAATCTCAATATATCTCTCAAGACCTCCGTATATTCTTCCTGTCATCGCATCAAAAATTCTTATCTTGCCGTCCCATGCCTTGCACTTGTAGGCTGGCATGAACTTATATCCCGGCACAAAAAACGTGAAGAAGTCTGACAACTCTTGTCTAATGCCCATATCATCCATAGAGACACGGATATAGACTTCGTTCACCTTTTCTATTTTTAGATCGCTCATAGTCCCTGCTGCATTCTACGAAAATCTATTGCTGCTTTCACATGCCATCCTAATGTGCTGATGGTCTTTATAATCGACTCAAGCAAATTAATCTTCTCTTGTTGATAGGCTACACGTAGATTTGAAGCAATGATGTCTGAGTCGCCGTCTAGATACATACCCACATCAGATCGGATGATCTTACCTTTCGCTGGTAGTTTCCATCCTAAATTTATCTGACTTTGAGTTGGACCATCTACATAAAATTCATACTTCTCAATTTTCAGAGTCTTCGCATCCGATTCAATCTTCTTGAGAATTAATTTCTCTTTAGAAAGTATCTGGTAGTATTTATGATGCATTTTGGCAATAGATAAGGCAGTGCTGTCCAACTCTAACTGATCGAGTTGAGAATCCACTGCCCACAGTTCATGTATTTCTTCAAGTTTCATAGACACACCTTAACTAATAGTAATAACTATTATACTCTAAAACTACAGAGATGTAAATGTATAATTCTGAAATCTGAAAGAAGCTGTTGCTTCAACATGATCGATACTGGTGTCGCGGGTATCTACTGTGACGGGAGAAAGACTTATGGGAAACAAGTCTTGAATGAATATCTGTGTTGTTGGATTCATCGCACTTGATAGAATTGAGAGTGTAGCATCTGAGAAGATACCATCACCACTAGAAATTGTTTTGGATTTTATAGACTTGAACTGTTTAAAATCGTCAGGAAATCCTAACGCAGTAATCCAGTTAAAGATTTCTAGATAGTTGGTCATGTCTTCATTAATCTTAAACACAACCTCAAGCTCACCATATGTGATGTGATCACCATACATAGGAACACTCTTCAATGGGTTTGGTATTTCAAATGATCCTAACGTAACACCAGGTAGAGTGACTGATTGAATAAAGAAGTTCATGTCAGGAGTTTTCTTTATTTGAAAATTAAAACCGACAGGCGATAGCATGTTCTTATTTAATTCTGTCATATCTTGTATTTTCCTGTTATAATAATATCAACGGTATCAACGCCAGTCATGTG